ACGTGCCTGCATTAGACACATGGGCACCAACTAAGTGTATTGTTTCAGTAGTGCTAATGCCAACATACAGCAGACGATCTGTACAGCAATTTAGCTTAGACAAATTTGTTAGCGGTGGATACGCTAAGGGAAGTGGACAAGGGTTTATTTAATGGCAGCTTATATTGGAACTAGTCCGTGGTATAATACACCAACACAAGAAGGACAGTATCTTGACATATTAAAGATACGTCCTATACCTGCTGAGTCAGACGATGTGCTTATTACTATACAACCACAATACAATCACAGACCTGACTTGTTAGCGTTTGACTTGTACGGTGATAAAAATTTATGGTGGGTGTTTGCTCAACGTAATATGGAAATTCTTAAAGACCCTATTTTTGATCTAGTACCCGGAGTCGAAATATATGTTCCTAAAGGCGATGCATTGACAAGAGTGTTAGGAATTTAATATGGCATTAACTCCGCAAAATTTGTCAAATAGATTAAAAGCAGCAGGTCGAAACCTATCCGATACTATTGATGCAGCAGTACCCCAGCTTACAACAGCAGTTAATAATCTTTCTCAAAGTGTTAATATTTCTGTTGACGGTGCGCTAGACTCGGTTACAGGATCTATACAAGAATTACAAGGTGCCACAGTTAATCTAGCAAACAGCTTAAACGGATTAACTGGGCCAGGTATTGGACAAAGTATTGTTGGTAATATTGCTAACGGAATTGGTACTAATCTAGTAAACAGTATCAAGGGCGGCATTGGTGGATTTTTAGGAGCAGCATTTGGCGGTGGATTTGGAAGTGTATTTGGCGGAGCAGGAAAGCAGCCTAATCCTTTAGAACAATTTGCAAGTTACAATTATGTTTTTACATTGAGTTGTTTGTCAGATTTCGAATTAGCATTTCCAGACTTAACATATAGACGCCGTGATCCAGCAGTTGTTATACTTAGAAGCGGAGGCGGCCCAACACCAGGAAGTGCAACGTTATACGAATCATCTGGCAAAGTTGAATATTTTATTGATGATGTAGATATAGAAACGATAATTGCAGGAAACCCAGGATCTCGTTCAACAAACGCAACTAGTTTATCTTTTAAAGTTACTGAACCATATAGTATGGGGCTATTCCTCCAAGCATTACAAGTAGCTGCGGCACGAGCTGGACATGACAGCTACATCGGCTCGCCGTATTTACTTACAGTTGATTTTAAAGGTTATGACGACGCCGGTAATTATATTCATGCTAGTAATCTACGTAGAATGTTTCCATTAAATTTTACAAATATAGAATTTGATGTAACCGAAGCAGGCAGTGTATACACAGTACAAGCAATACCGTTCCATGAAATTGCACTAACTGACACTACACAAAATACTCATACTGATGTAAGTTTTGCAGGATCAACTGTTGCAGAAATGTTACAAACAGGCGCTAGAAGTTTAACACGAGTTTTAAATGACAGAGAAATTGCTTCTGAACGTGCCGGCAAAGTAGCAAAAGGAAATCAGTATGTTATAATGTTCCCAACTACAAGTTCTTCAGCTCAAGAATCGTCTCAGTTTATGATGGGTCAGCCTGAACAAGAAAATGATACTGCTACAACTAGAGAGTTTACAGACGAAGAACTTCAAGAATATTACGTTTCTACAACAGGCGACACCGAAGGTAGATTTCCGGCTGATTATAGAAATGAAATAGCTAATATACCAGGAATATCTGTGAGGAGATCTGCACTCGGCGAAAATATCCGAGAGTATGCAGAACGCTTAGAAAACATGAACGATATAGGAAAGTCTAAAATCGTTAATGCAAATACGTCAGCTGGCACAAGACCTATGCAAACACCAACTGCCGCAGAAAATGAAAATACAAGAGGGGAAATTAACTGCTGTTTAGTAAACCTAACAGGTGATGTTAGACAAGCTACTTTTTCTTCAGGTAAAAAGATTCAAACTATTATTGAAGAAATTATTATAGTTAGTGAGTTTGGTAGAAGTATTGCATCTAAAACTCCTGATGCAAACGGTATGGTTCCGTGGTTTAGAATTGAATCGCAAGTGTTTAATGGAGATTCAACACCAGAAGTGACTGCACAAACAGGAACACCTGCAAGAGTATTTGTTTATCGAGTAATTCCTTATATGGTACATATGAGTAAGTTTCAAAGTGCAAGCGAAAGTAGTCCGGGTATACCTCAATTAAAAACTCAAGCAGCTAAAGAATACAACTATATCTATACAGGTAAAAATAAAGACATACTTGATTTTGATATTAATTTTAAAGCAGCGTTTTTTACTTCAATATCTGGTGATATGGGTCAATTAGGCGCAGACAGCAAAAATAGTGTTACACAAGAAGTTGCTGCCACCGGCCCAAATGCATCGCCGGGCGTATCTAGAGGTAATCTACAATCCGGACAAAGAGGTAGAGTGCAATCTAGAATAGCAGGTCCTAATCGGTCTGACGGCGGCATCGGCCTGCTAAGTCCGGAATCTAGAGTAGCTCGAGATTTTAACGAAGCATTAATGAATAGTCCTGTAGACTTAATTGCTGTAGATTTAAAAATATTAGGAGATCCGTATTATATTGCTGATAGCGGTATGGGTAATTATAATGCACTACAAGTTCCTGGCATTTTAAATATTACAGGTGACGGTTCGATGAATTACCAAAACGGCGAAGTTGATATTGAAATTAATTTTAGAACTCCGCTCGATTACGGTCCTAACGGTTATATGGATTTTCCAGGCGGCGGCACTGCTCCGGTAGGTGAATTCAGCGGATTGTATCAAGTGTTGTTTGTAAGAAATGAATTTAGTAACGGAAACTTTACACAAACATTACAAACTATTAGACGACCACGACAAGACAGCACTACTGTCCCTGCAACATCTAGTCTTCTTAATACTAATACTCCTGGATCACAAATTTCGCCTACTAATGCTAATCCACAAGTAGGTACGCAATCAGAAGGCAATGCAGGAGAAGCAGCAGCAAGGGCAAATATTAACGGTGCAAACACCGCTGATCCTGGCGTTGTAACCAGTCCTCGACCACCAAGCAGACCTGCACCTGCTGCTAGCAGTTCATACGACGATGCACCATTAAGAGCCGTTAGGGCAAGACAAGCAGCTAATGCCTCTGCGCAACAACAATCAGGACCGTTCTAAGGAATAAACAATGGCAGGAGAAGATACCAGAACCCCAGAAGCAGAACAAAAAGCAAGTTCGTTTGACGGCCCAGGCCCGTTTTTAGCTATTGTACGAAATCATTTAGATACTGAATTCATGGGTTCTTTAGAAGTAGAATTATTAAAAACAACTACTGAAGGCAATACAACTGATGTATCAGGTGAGATGTCAATTGTAAGTTATCTAAGTCCGTTTTATGGCATTACTCCGTATGCTGGAACAAGTGACAATGAAGGGTTTGATCATACACAAAAAAGCTACGGAATGTGGGCAGTACCGCCAGATATTGGATCTACGGTTTTAGTTATATTTGCTGAAGGAAATAAAAGCCGAGGTTTTTGGTTTGGATGCGTACAAGAAAAATTCATGAACTTTATGATACCAGGAAATGGTAGTACAAAGAGTAACAAAACAGATCAAACTAAAACATTACCTGTTGGTGAATACAATAAGCGTAACGAAACTGGTGTTGGAAATCAACCAACCACCTTTTTAAAACCAGTCAATACAGATGCAGTAGCACAACTTACCCGAGCTGGACTAATTAACGACCAAATAAGAGGAACTACTACATCGAGCGCAAGACGAGAAGTTCCAAGTATGGTATTTGGTATGAGTACTCCGGGACCTTTAGATCGCAGACCAGGTAAACCAAGAGTCAAAGTAGGCGCTGATAATTCACAAACTGACATGCCAGCATCGAGACTAACAGGATCTACGTTTGTAATGGACGATGGTGATCCCAGTTTGTTTAGAAAAGGACCAGCAGCAACTACACCAAGCATATATGCGTCTTTAGCCGACGGCGGTGATCCTATGATACCTGCTAATGAATTAGTACGATTGAGAACTCGCACAGGACATCAGATCTTATTGCATAATAGTGAAGATTTGATTTATATTGCGCACGGTAGTGGACAGAGTTGGATAGAATTAACAGCGCAGGGTACTATAGAAGTGTACTCAAAAGGTAATATTAGTTTTCATTCTGACAAGGATATTAACTTAGACGCTGCAAAA